TTGACCCCTTCTGCGGCTCCGGGACGGTTGGCCTGGGGTGTCTGCGAGAGGGCCGGGAATTCATCGGCCTGGAAACGGACGCCGATTTCTGTTCGATTGCACGGGCGAGGATTAAAGCAGCGATGGAGGCCGGGGGGATGACGGCGGCCGAATTAAACGCAATCGAGCGAGCGCAGGCGCCTGATTCAATAAAGCCGACAAAGGCCGTCCAGGTTAAGCTGTTTTGATCACAACGTTGCACTTGACGGAGGCCGTGGTGGCCGGGGTTGGCCAAAACCCTACACACCACCTGCCACAAGCTAAGTCGTTGATCTCAAAGGGGAAAGCTGGAAAAGTGTAAGGTGTATAGTTATGTGGGTATGTTATAGAATTCTATTAGAGAGAGAGTGATCCTTGTTTGAAAATAGTTATAGGATCTATCTCAGAAAACCTGCAAGCCTGCACGATCTCGGGATTCCCGTTGTGGGCCATAGGGTTAAGGTGTGTAACGTTTAATCGGGGGGCTGTGGGCCGTGGTTAGTGAACTGAGCGAACAAATGGCCGTTGTGCGCGCTTTGCGGAAATCAAAGATCCTGTTCTGCGCTGTGCCAAACGGTGGGTGGAGAGACAAGCGTGGGGCCAGGATGTTGAAGGCCAGCGGGGTAGTGCGAGGTGTGCCCGACCTGTTGATCTTCGATCCGCCGCCCTTGCGTGAGGCCGTAGGTGTGGCTCTGGAGCTGAAGAGAGAGAAGGGCGGCTCTGTGTCGCCAGAACAACAACGGTGGCTCCAGGAGCTAAATGCGCGCGGCTGGGTGGCCATTGTGGCCAGAGGTGCCGCGGACGCATTGCGCCAGCTCCGAGAGCTTGGATTTGAGGTGAGGACATGATCGTCGACGAAGTGGTGCTGGTGTGCGTGTTGGCAATGGCGGAGCTGGTGGGTGCATACGGCGGGAACATGCCGCAAAAACCGCCGACATATGCGGAGAGGTTCGACGTGTGCGTGGCCGTGGGGCGCAAGGCCGCAGAGCTGGAGTGGGACGGGGGCGGGCTCTACTCGGCCGTGACCGTGGCCGTGGCCGTGGCGCAAGAAGAAAGCGCGTTCACTTCGCCCCTGTCGAAGGCGGGAGCTATGGGGCCGATGCAGATAATACCCCGCTACCACTGCCCAGGGCCGGACGGCGTGGTGGCGCCATCGAAGCGCAGGGGTGTGGTCGAGGGGTGCGACCTGGTAGACGCTGGGGTCAAGGCGCTGCGGTGGTTCTGGTTGCGGTACGATCGTGACTGGTCGCAAGCCTTGTGTCACTACAACAGCGGGACAAAATGCGGCTCTGGCAGTCGTAGATATGCCAAGCGGGTGCTACGACGACACAGGCGGCTGGAAGCCCAGACACAGGCCGCCATGACCAGAATGGGGGAGAGATGAACAGCGAGACAACAGAGACAGCAGAGGCGGAAGTCGTCACCGACATCACAGAGAGCGTCAATGTCGACATGTGGCAGACCATCGAAGAGATGAACCCGGAAGCTCTCACCATCCCCGGCATGGAGGACGCGATCGTGGGGGTTATGGAGCGTTGCGGACAACCCACGATCCTGGTGTATAGCGTTACCAGGTGCGTGGAGCTGTTGGTGGAGCAGCACGGAATGGACTATGATGGAGCCGTCGACCATTTTAGATATAACGTGGTCGGCGCCTGGTTAGGGCCGAATACGCCGGGGTTCTTGTACCGATTTGATCGGGTGGATTCCACGGAATAAAAGGCGCCGGGTTGTGGTGTTACTGTAAAACTCCTGCGGTGCTGGACAGAGGCCCCGTCATCGGCGGGCCGGGGTCGGCGCAAGGTGAACGCCGTGGTCAACGTACTCCAAGGGCTCACGATACCCGATCCATTACCCCCTGGACGGCCGAGCAAGGCCGCTGTGGGCGCCTGGTTAGATGTGGTGGAGGTCTTGATCGGCCGGGGCGTTACTCGGCCTGGTGAGCTGGGCAAGCTGCTAGGCGTGAAGCACTCCACGGCGTCCAGGTGGCTCGACGTGGTGCGCAAGCGGTGGGCGGCGGGGTTGAGTGCGGAACGTCTCAACTGGCGCCGTGAGAGGCTGTATACGGAGGCCGAAGAGGTGGCCCGCTATGCCTGGCAGCAAGCGATCGACGAGCCCAGGACAGCGAGCAAGGCGCAGCTCCTACGCATCGTCATCGAGGCCAACAAGCGCAAGGCCGCGCTGTGTGGCCTGGACAGCCAGGTGGTCGACATCAAGACAACGATCGAGGCTCACACCACGATCGACGTCGTGGCGCGTGTGGAGGCTGACCTGGACCTTGCACCGGGCGCGTTGGAAGCCATCGGCCGACAAGCTGCTCTCCTATTGTCATCCCCTCCCACGGACACGGCCTTGATTGACGTGACACCACCGAGCGAACAAGGGGGCTAGGGCGTGCGTGTTGGCTGGGTCAAGGGCCTGTCTGTCCCGTGGTGGTCGGTATCGGGCGCGGGTAGGGGGTCGATCGTCCCTGGCCGATCCGGGACATGCGCGCATGGAGTAATAAAGATCACGGATCGCACGTGAGTGTAAACAAGGGGTTAACATGTTAGTGTGGGTGTGTTTTGAATGCGACAAGCGCGTGTTCGGCGTAGAGAGCGCGATGTTGTGTGAGTGCGGTGGTTCGTTTGAGGAGCTGGGCGACACCCCGGCTGTTCGCCGCCCAGAAGACGACACGGGCGACCAGTCGGAGCTGGTGCGGACTCTTCAGGCGGAGTTGCGCAGGTTGGAGCGCGAGAACACGCAGCTCCGGGACAAGTTGGGGTAGGTATGAGCACTGAGGTTGTGGCGGAGGTTCTTAGCACGGCGGCGGGCAGGCGGGCGTTGGCGGTCAAGTCCCCGGTGTTCTTCGACTCCTATTATTGCGGTATGCGGTTCGCGGAGCACCGAGAGAAATGGCTGGAGCTGTTCGACACGATATCCACCAAGTCGCGCAATCTCCGACGAAAGGGGCGGGTGTTACTGTTGGCGCCGCGGGACCATGGCAAGACCGAGGCCCTGGTGACGTTCGCGGTGCGGGCGCTGTGTATGAACCGCAACACCAGGATCTTGTGGATCTGCGAGTCGGCGGGCCAGGCAGAGAAGAGAATGCGCCGGGTCAAGACTGTGCTGGAGTCGGAGCGAGTGACAAAGGACTGGTGCAGCTCCCCAGAGCTTGGCCTGGGGCCTTGGCGTCAGAATGAGGAGCGGGACAAGTGGGCGGCCACGCAGGTCTATGTGGCGCGGTCTCTGGCGTCTGTGGACCCCTCTCTGGAAGCGGTGGGATCTGGTGGAGCTGTGACGGGTGGTCACTTCGATCTTGTGTTGTGCGACGACCTGGAGGACGACAAGACCACATACAGCGCCACGAGCCGCAAGAAGACCCGCGAGTGGTTCCGCGGGACGATCGGCCCGATGTTGGTGGGGACTGGCACGATGGTGGTGGTGGGCACCCGCAAGCACCATGACGACTTGTATGGCCATCTCCTGGACGATCCGACCTTCAGGGTGAGCGAGGACAAGGCGATCTCCGTCTGGCCAGATTCCCACAGGTTCACCTACGAAAAAGACGAATACGGCCGCGACGTGATCGACTCGGTGGAAATCGAAGGAGAGTACAAGGTTCTGTGGGCCGCGGAGAGGTCGCTTGATTACCTACTGACAGAGCGCCTGTCTATCGGCCCCACCTTGTTCGCTAGAGAATTCCAGAACGAGGTACTGGACGATTCCAGCGCCGCGGTACGCTGGGAGTGGTTGGAGCGGGCAAAGGCGGCGGGTATCCAGCTCAGTCTCTACGAGGTGCCCCAGGTCGAGGGATTGACGATCGTGCAGGGTTGGGATCTGGCCCTGGCCACGAACGTCCAGGAAGCGGAGCGTCGAGACTACGATTACACGGTGGGTGTCACCTGGGCCAGCGACGTCAACGGCAACCGCTACCTGTTGGGGTTGGCCAGACACCGGGGCCTGACACCGGGCCAGCTCCGGGGCGTGGTCGTGACGGAATACGCGAGGTTTCCAAAGGGGTCGATCTCGACCGTAGCCGTGGAAAAAAACAATTTCGGGGATCTGCACTTTATCGGGCTCCAGAAGACCACGGATCTACCGCTAAAGCCGCACGTGACGACGGGGGCCAGGAAGGCGGACCCCTGGCACGGTGTCCCCGCCCTGGCGACCCTCTTTGAACTGGGCAAGGTGAGGCTCCCCAGCAGGACGCCAGACGACAGAGAGACGGTGGCGCCGTTGGTGCAGGAGCTATGGGGCCTGGGGCGTGAGAAACACGACGATTGTGTGATGGCGCTCTGGATTGCCGAGACGGTGATCCGCAAGGGCGGGTTTGTGTACCGCCTGGCGTTTGGTGACGATCCAGAGGACACATACACCGAAGACGGCGAAGACGACCTGGCGCAAGGGGGCCGGGTACAAGCTGAACGGGTCGAGCAGGGCCGGACGGCTTGGTGGGGCCTACCAGGATTTGACGATGTGGTGTAGAGTTCGGGCGGACATCGGAGGGCGACATGTTCAAGAACAAACGATTTGATACAGGTGACGCACCGTGGGGCGGCGGTGTCGTCACATGTGAGCTTTTCAAGGATGAGCTGGGCACCGATCCCAGAGGCCAGGATATCCAACTGGCCGTGGACCCTGACGGTGACACGTGGTCGGTCAACGTGCTCCTGGAGGGCGCTACTTTGTGGCGTGTCTACAACGACAACGGCGGTGCCGGGTTCGACGTCAACGGTATCGTGTTGATCGATGATGTTATTGCCGTGGGCATTCGCGTCATTCTTGCGGGCGGCAATGCAGCAGCTCCGGCGGTGATCGTGAACATGAAACAGCGAGCGATCTAATGCCTGTTTTCCGTGCCGGTTCTAACGTCGCAATCGGGTCGAAGCCCGCCGCCGCTTCGGGGGGTGGTGTCACTGCGCCATCCATTCAGACGAATCTGACGCTTGTCGAGGGGTTCCCCAGTCTGGATATCCAGATCCAGAATTTGTCATTGAACAACCCCGCCGTTGTGGAGCTGTCGTTTGCCAACTCTGCAATGCAAGCAACCTCCTGGGATGATGGTGACGCACTAACCCCCAGCTACGCGCTCGACCCGAGCAGTACACGAGACGTGACCTTTGTTCGCGGGACGGGGGCACCACCCTATGGCACTGACGTGGCCGAGACCGTCACCGCGACCCTGGCCGATGGGTCCACCGTGACCAGCTCCGTATCAGTCGAGGGGCCGCTATTCACGGCCGCCATTCAGGCGATCGGCTACCCCACCCACGAGTTCAGAATGGACGCGGTGGATGGCAACGGGGATCTGGTCAACACAGGCGGCCAGGGATTTTTCGGTGGATACAATCCCAGTTTGAACAACTGCGCCGCCACGGCGTCGTTCGTGGACGGGTTCGACGGCTATGTGGAGATGGACGGCGGGGCCGATTCCATCAAGTCCGACCTGGTCAACGCACCCCTGGCCTACGATCTCCTGCGAAACTGGACGCGGAGCTATGTGTTCGTCTGGGACAACACGGCCGACCTGGGAGCGAGTAAGTACCACACGATCGCCACAACGACGGCGCTTCAGAACGCCTGGGGCTATATCGAGACAGACGCCACAGACCCGGTTTTCACCAGTCAACACCTGTGGAGTAGCGGCACCACGAAGCTGAACAGCACCAACGGCACCAACGACCACCCCACAGGCGTGGCCGAGGACTTCCTGACCACCGCAGTACCAGGCCCGACGCGACGAAGGTGCATCATGGCCGTAATCTGGGATCACCCTGCCCTGGAAGCGACGATCCGGTGGAAGTGCGACGGGCACGGCGACGGGCACACCTACATTACAGACCCGGCTCCAGACGAGGGGACAGCGGGAGCACTGAACCCGTTTGCCTGGGCGGGTTGGACAACGGGGGCCGTCGAGTCAGTACAGTGGCTTTACATCGGAGTAATCGACACCGTGATGACCAGTGACCAGTTTGACAGTTTGGCGATCATCATCCCGTAGGCTAGGGGTGGGCCGCTTCGGCGGTCTATCCTCCGCCCGTGATTTCAGGGATGGGGTCCGGGCGGGAATACAAAAGAGAACCAACACCCACGAGGTGGGTCGACAGGAGTATAGGAATGAGCAAGGAACACCCCGGTAAGACCTGCGACCAAGCACACCCAGGCGTGGAACACGCGCGATGGAATGACCAGAGCGGCGAAGTGGAGACCGAGCGCCAGGAGCTGGGCAAGGGCCTGCGGTTTGCCGCCGTGTCCGGCGAGTACCCCGGCCAGGTTTTCCTTGACCTGGTGAAGGCCGACGAACTGCGCAAGGCCGCGGGGATCTACTACGGCAAGAAGAAAAAGCCCGTCGAGGAGGCGGAGCTGGAGAAGGGCGAGGACGAAGAAGATGACGACGGCGAAGACGAGGCCGTCAAAGAGCAGCACGCCGAGGAAAACAAGAAGGACAAGATCGGCAAGTCCATGCTCTACAAGGCCCAGGGCGGCCCCTTCATCGGTCCCAGGGGCGGTAAGTGGGCGGACGCTCAACACAAGATCCCGTGGGACGAGAAGAAGCACGCGGGCAAGGCCACACCCACGGCCAAAGACCACGACGAGCACGGGGCCACGAACCTACAATTGATCTCGGAGAACAGCGGCCCAGATCCACATTCTCGTTTTGACAGTGAGCGGGGAAGTGCTAACCAGATCAACCGACATCGAGACGCGGTAGAAACGAATCTGAACAGGAAGATCGCCGGGGGTAAGTACGACCACGCCCAGGCCACAAAACTGTGGGCGCACCACGCCAAGATGGTCTCTGACCACAACGCAAAACACTACGGTGGAGGCAAGGCGGACCCCGCCACGCGCATGGCCGCGGCAAAGTCTATGGCCGACGACTTCCACGACAACGTGCGCGATGGCTATCACGACGACCACGCGGCCTTGGCCGGCGTACACGCCAAGCGGGCCGAGGCTGGCGGTGGGTTGTCCAAGATTGCCCAGGGGCACGGCGGTGTGTCCAAGTCCATGCCTGTGTCCATGCCTCTGACAGCGGCCCGGTTCGCCCCCGATTGGATGGCCGGTATCTATCCCCAGGAGTAGCGCCATGAGTGACGATCTTTTCAAAGGCAGGTTTGCCCCGGATTGGCTGGTCAAGGCCCAGCTCTCCAAAGGCCAGTACAGCCTATTCTCCCAGGAGCACCAGGGCGCCGCGTCCAATCAACAGGACATGTTCGCAGCTCCAAAGGCCGCAGCTCCAAAGGTGCAACCTCTCAAGACGCGAGGGGGCACGTGGGCAGACCCCGCCCACAAAAGCCCAACCACCGGCCCGAAGACCGCGCCAAAAGCAAAAACCAAATTCATCGGCCCCAGGGGCGGAGAATGGGCGGACGCCAAGCACACGATCCCGTACCGCGAGGGCAAGAGCAAAGCGAAACCCGCCGCGAAGAAAGACCCAAGCCCAGCTCGACATCGCCAGCTTCGCGAATCGGCCTTGCGCGACAAGCACAACGCAGCAATACAGGAGCACGCGACCAAAGCAGGGGAAACAAGCGGGAATGCACGGGCACTGCACGAGGCAGCGGAGAAAGCCCATAGAAATGCCCGTTTTGAAATCCATGGAGAAGGCAAGTACGAGACACACGCCGCGAAAGCTGAAAAGGCGTCTGAGGCAGCACAAAAAAAAAAATGACTGAGACCAGGAAAGAGGAGAGCGCGCTACCTGCGGGCTTTGAGGGTTTTGGCTTCGCTGAAGAAGTCCAACAACCCCCAGCACAGCAGACGGTCGAAAAAGAAGCGGGGGCTTTGCGTGAGGCCAGAGACGCCAGCCGTTTCTTGAAGCCTTCGGCGCTTCGCTTGGTTGAGGGTGGACAACTCGGGCTCTACCAGCAGAAGACAGGGGATCGAAAGAGGTCATGGTCTGTGGAGGTCAAGGCGTCCAACGAGGCAGACGCCCGACGACAAGGGGAGAAGATACGCTCTCAACTCAAGAGCAAGCGATCACTGGATTCCAGCGTGCCCTATCTGCACCACAGCGATCTCCATGTTATCTACCAGGGCGGGCGGGTCTTACTCCCCGGACCGCCAGAGGTGCATAAGGCCAGAGACAAAACTGCTCTGGAGTACAAGAAACGAATTCAATCTCTCACAAGCAAGCGAGTATTCGGCAATCGAGAGGCCGGGTATCGAGTTGGAGGGGCCAAGGCCCCCACCCTTCAAGCCCTGGAGGATCTTGTGCGTCAGACTTGGAAGCACTCGGGGTGATACGTGTCCGATTCGATCGACCAACTCATGCGCCAGACTTCCGCGGCCAAGGTCGCCCTGGATCAAGGCCCCGATCCGGCCACTGGGCTAGAGTACGATTGGAAGGACAAGGGGGCGTGTCTCCACCTGGCCACTGACGGCGGCAAGTCTCACCACATCGCCTTTTTGACCCGCGACAAGATGCGCCTGGGGTCACTGGTGGCCCGCGGGATGGCCAAGGCCCTGGGACTCCGTTTCATCGAGTACGGCGCACCACCGCCCCAGGACACGCCCCCACCGCCTGCCCGCCGCTCCCACCTGGTCAAGGGGATCTACCGCCCCAAGGCAGGCTCTAAAGCGCAATACAAGCGAGAAGGCACCGAGGGCCACTACACCTATACGGAGATCGGGGGCCAGGAGTCCAAACCAGAGACACAACAGCTCGATCTGTTCGGGGTGTTGTTCGCCAGGGCAAAAGAGGCGCCAGCTCCAGCTCCCACCGAAGACGTCGACCTGTTCTCTCTGTTTGGACACAGCGCGCCGGTCGACGGCCACATGACCCCCGTGGAGGTCAAGCGCAAGAGCGGCAAGAGCAAGACCTACTACCACCACGTCGAGGTAGACCCGGCGGAGCCCTGGACCGATCCCAACTGGGCGCCGGATCTCAACAGCTACGACAAGATCCTGATTAACACCAGCGGCGGCAAGGACTCGATGGCCTTGTTGATCCGCATGATGGAGCTGTGCAAGGAGCAGGGCGTACCCACCGACAAGATCGTGGCCGTTCACGCCGATCTGGGTGACATGGAGTGGAAGGACACCAAGGAGCTGGCAGAGCGCCAGGTGGACAAGTACGGCCTGCGCTTTGAGGTGGCCAAGAAGGACAAGGATCTACTCGACCAGGTGGTGGAGAAATTCGAGATCAAGACCCGCAACGCGGCGGCCTTTGAATCGATCCGAGCTGCGCACTTCCCCGGCCAGGCAGTGACGTGGGGCCAGGCGGGGGAGCTGGGCGAGGCTACGATCAAGAAGACCATCCTGGACGCGGGGCACACCGAGGAGACCGCTGGAAAGGTGTGGAGCGCGATCCGCGGCAAGGCGTACAAGAACATAAGCAAAGACAAGAAAAAGCCTGTCTATGTGCTGGACGAGACAAAAAAGAAGTACAGCGAGACGGCGGAGATCAGCTTGATCCCCTGGCCGTCCAGCGCGGCCCGATATTGCACGAGTGACCAGAAGACCAGCCCGATCAGTACGTTGGTGACGCAGCTCCACGAGGAGCACGGCCGAGACCAGCCGTTTAAGGTGCTCAACACTTTGGGCATACGCGCCCAGGAGTCGACGGCGAGGTCCAAGAAGGACGGCTTCGGGACCAAGACCGCTTACCAGACGCAGGGAACGAAGGGCCAGGGAAAGCGGAGCTGTGACGAGTGGTACCCCGTTTTTGGGTGGAGCCATGAACAGGTGTGGGACACGATCCAGGACTCCGGGATGGAGCACGCCAAAGCCTACGATCTGGGTATGGGGCGCCTTTCCTGCGCGTTCTGCATCATGGCCAGCGGTTGGGATCTGGCCATTGCAGCCCAGCACAACCCGGAGCTGTTCCAGCGGTACCTGGAGGTCGAACGCAAGGTCGACGCGTCGTTCACTCAGAACACCAGCCTGGGCGACATCGCGGAGTTCTTGAAGACGGCCCAGCTCCGGGACATGAGCGAAGCGACGAAAGGCACGCCATTCGACTACTCTCGTGATCTGGAATGGCAATGGAAAAACCA